AGGACAACAAACATTACCGTACCTCGGCTATTAACCGTGATGTAATCACACTACAAACAACTCCGGTATTGTAATGGTTCTCCCTGTTATGCATAAACTATAATATAAAGCACACTAAGATGGTTAAACCACACTAACATAAACAGTACAAAGGTGATAAAATCACACTATACTAAAAAGTGCAACATATTATATTATAGAAAACTTATAACGACCCGAAATGCTAACTGTGACCAGTTTACCTAGTCTTTACTGCGGTGGACCCATACCCAACAAAGTATGCATATTCTGATTCACGTCCCTTGCAGTGTGCCTCTCAGTATTTTCGGAATTGGTCGAGATATTACCATCAAGCCCAAATAACCTGCTGTTAATTCCCGCGAGAGCTGCGGCCTTCATTTGTGCTATTGCTTCTCTTGCCCTATTAGGTGTTTTGGAAGTAACCTCATAAAAGTCAAAAGCATAGCGTGCTAATTCCCTGTCTCTCAAATTTCTTAGTAATCCGTATCTAGGCATATACGGACTTTCAGAGTTTCTCATTTCAATATATGCTTCTGCTGCGTCTGAGAAATGGTGCATGATTTGTCTTAAAGTTGGTTTCGCATTTTCAACAATTGGCTTTAATGGATACTCAACTTGCTCTTCCCCATCCATCATCACCCAAACTCCATTGACATCTGGAGATGTACCGTTATCGATACACCAAACCATAAAACCATTCATAATCACACCCATTTGCTCATCGTTAAGATCGTATTCAACTTTAACTGCGCTGTACCATGATTCAAACTGTGTTTTTGTTGCTCGAGTGTTAAACAGATCAACTTGATTAGGTTTGTACTCGAGTAAATGGTCTAAGCTAAGAATGATTTTCCCACCAACTGTTGGAAGGTTCATTTTCTTTGTTATCTTTTGTAGTCGTGGGACTTCTTTTCCTTTCGATCCAACATTCACATCTTTGCTGACTGTACCAGTTTTTGTCTGTTCTTTGCTACCTTGACCAGTTTGCGAATTTTGTGGCTTATCCCCTTTGCCACTGGTGTCCTTCTTCGAGTCCTTCCCTGCATCCAAATTTTCTACTGCTTCTTTTCCTGATTGCAGAGACACTGATTCACAGCAACCATCAATGTGGTTAAAATCCAAAACTTCAAGGTATTTTTGCAATTCACTTGGTTGTGTGTTAACATCTGTGTAGAGCTTTCTCAATGCTGTCTCAGCTATGTATGGAGCTTTTCCGGATGCAGCGAGTTCCTTAAATTCATCTTTGCTTAGAAGCCACAAATAAAATTTGCGAATTTCCTGCAAAAGCTCAGTATGTCCCCATGCCTCAATCATGGCTGCACAAATTGCCTCAGTGCGATGCATAAGTTCCTTGCTCCTATCCCACTCTAAGATGGAAACTATCCTTTCAGGTTCAAGCTTTGGAATGTAAATCCCATCAACTAGCATGGCTTGGTGTGACATGAACCATAGCTCCTCTCTTTTCTTTGTCCGCTCATCGAAGTTATAATTCAGGCCAAGCTCAGCGAATGAAGCACTTAGAGTGTCATACAGCCACACATCCTCATCCCTAACTGCCAAGATAATATCATCACCATTAGCAAAGAACACCAACCTTTCTTCAATATCCTCCTCTGACCAACCTTGTTTACAGCACGAGTAATACATAGCAATGACAACCATAAGCGTATTGTCAACAACTGTAGATGGCTGTCCACTGTTATTCCCTCTAAACTTTTTGAAAATTGTGCCATCAGGTGCTAAGATTGGTGTGTAAACTATCTCAGCGTAAAGGTTTTCAAGCATTTCCTTTCCAACCCACCAATCTTCCATGAAGCAACATCTAATACTGAGGACAGCATTCAACAATAAGGGAGTCAAAGAACTGTCGAACTGTGAACCGTCTGCGTGGCAATATGTCCAGCCATCAGGCAAACTCCTCATTAGCTTATCCCAACCCCCATAAAACTTAGTCATGCCAACTGTCCATGGACATTTTAAGTTGAAGCTGTAGAATTGATTATTAAAATCATCGACGCAAACTTTAGCTCCAAGCAATGTATCAATCGGTGCTGCTGTAAATGTTCTAGTTTTGTTTGCCTGCACTTTTTCAATTGGCCTCAACTCCGCTTTCAAGGAACCGTTCCAAATTCCTTTCTCTCCATTAAAAAGCCTCTCACAGCTAAGGTACAACAGGCGCTCCTTATCAAAACTATCCATGCCAGAAAAGTAATCCTGTTTCTTTCCTTTGTATTGAGCACCGACAGCAGCTTTCATGTTCAGGGATCCATAAATCTCATCAGGATCAGTCACAAATAAGCATTCTGCAAATTCAAAGTCGACCATCATTGTTATCACTCCCTCGACTGCCTTCTCGAAAGCATTAAAATCAACTTCATTCAGAACAACCGGTTTGTTGTACTTAAAGAAATCTTTCTTGAAAGCGTCTTTATTCAACCGACTTGGCTGGTATGCCCCCATCAATGGCTCAAAGAACTGTTTTGCTTCATCATGTAACGAAAGATATTGTGCAAAATGAGGGCATTTTCCTTTAACCACGTGCTTTGTCACTAGTGCGCTATCAGCTTGCCCACAAGCTATCAAATTCCCTTCCATGGCATCCAAAACCCATCTCTCTTTTCTACTCTGTACTGCTACCGTGTTGCCAAAAAGATCAGACACGAGTTTTGATATCTTGAACTCTTCCTTTGGCTGCTCTTCTACTAAATTCAAAGAGCCCCATGCGATCTTACTTGGTTCCCAAAACCAGTGTTTGTCCCACGACAGATTATCAGCATTGTTCAAGTATTCCGTTTCAAATCCGTCAGTAAATGGAACAAAGAAATTCTTCTCTGAATCATTAGATGTTAATCCATGTATACCAACAATATATCCATCATTGACAGACACGAGAGGTAGCCCACAAAAACCATCTTGAGTTGTAATCCAATGTATCCAAAAAGATCCCTTTCCTTCAGGTAGAATAATAGAAGACTCTGAAACTGTTGCGCGTAAGCTCTTTTCCTGGAAATTTGTTCCAACCATACAAACTCGTTCTTCACGTTTCGGTTGTCTGAAGAAATTGCGCTTTGCAAATGGTGGAAAATCCTTTGGCATGCGAATCAGAATTGCATCTTTACCTTGAATAAAATGAATTCTCAGCTGCGTAGTGTTATGTATAACAAATTCACCATGCCATGTTTTGACTGTAAGCATTCCATTGTTTCTCCTGAATAGGTGCCCATTAGTAATAATGAAGGAGCCGTATCCAACTCCAAACATTGTTTCCTTATGACCGTCTGAAGAATTTGTAAGTTGGCAAATCAAGGTAGAGATGCCACTATAATCTCTGAGCCCCTTGTACACAGACTTGCTCTCTACCTCCACTCTCTCTTTGGCTCGCGGCACGTCAACCTTAGGAACAATTTGTGGCAAACCTGTTTGTCGCAACTCGCCTTCTCTTTCCGGAAAACCTGCAATGGCGTTGCTGTTTTGGCATAAAAGTGTTGGTACGTGTGGTGTGAGATCGACCTTTAAAGCCTCTTTTGCGTTCTTTCCTATAAAATACGCTTGTATTCCAGGATTATGATACACTCTCTGTGGATCTAGCTCATCTGCCCCAATCATCTCCTCTCTAATTTCTCCAAATTCCTGCTGCACCAACCTGATATCCACTCTTGTGCTTTCATCCATCGTGTGCCCGGTTAATGGATCAACAAAACGAATCATGCTATAATTTTCTGGTTCGACTCCATACATGTGTATGAAATTCCTCGATTTGCGACCCATCCCTTTCGTTCTAGTACTTCCTTTTTGCTTCCCTTTCTTAGTGTATGCTTCTCCGAAAGTATGTTCCATGGTGTAGTCATCAGCATACACTTCACGCCCTACTTTCCTGTCGAAGGCGTCTCTGAATTTAAGCTTCTGTATCTGTCTTTTCTTTCCTTGGGTTGTGACTGGCTCGCGTATCATTCTCGTGAAATAGTCCCATAGCATCCAACCACCACCAATCAAAGCAAAGATGGCTACGATGGCGTCGTTCATGAATTTCTTTCCATCCCACTTTCCTTTCAATTGTAAAAATTTGCTGACCTCATGTTTGCTCTGCAATTGCACTGCATTAAGAATGCCAATACCCTCGACACTTTGCAAATTGTTGATGTCAACTTTGGTACAGTCAAATTCCAGCAACTGTGCTTTTGCCTGTTGTAAGATTGCTATATTTTGCTGTGTGTAATCTCTTAAGTACCTCTTCCTGAATCCATCAGCTATACCCGCAAGAGAAAAAGAATAACCAGTGACAGAAGAACCAATTGTATCAAAATGGCTTTTCTTGGTCATCTCTTCACTGAGTAAATGATCCAAAATGACGAGCGTTCGGGGTATTGCTGTTGGATCTGTACTCAAAGTGTAGCTTATTTTTGATGCATTCACACTCCTTATTAAGCCAAAACCTGCATCACACTTATAGTTGCATACCGTATCCCACAATGATTCATATAGCTTATCGGGTATACCATTGACATAGAAAGGTACTCTAACCGTCTCTGGGCAGTTGAGATGAATTCCTTGCCGATTGTACTCTTTCACTGATATCCATTGCCCGACAAACTGATGTGGTATAGCCAACTTGTGTAGCATCATTTCTGACTCTCTCAACTTGTACGGTTTAAGTAGCCTGTGGATCTCTGGGTGCATACCCCCATCATATTTTATGAAATTGATGGTGAAAAAGGGTGTCAACTCAAAATTCAAAGCGACTCGTGCTTGCTTGACTGTACACCGAGAGAGTATGTTAGTGGATACACTCTGTGTTGTAACTGGCAATCCATACGCAAAAGATAGAAAAGCCGCTTCAGTTGCTATAAACTCTGGAACTTCTTCAATTCCTTTCTCCGTATGTCCCACTCTAAGCGCAAATCCAGGTTTGTGTCTCCCCACTCTACCAAGTCTCTGTATCCTTTCGCCGTACGAAACTGATTGCTTATTGTAACGGACGCATCGATTATCTGTGTCCAGAACTGCCACAACCTTGAGTCCAAAGTCAATCACACAGTCTATATCCAGTGTCACTCCATTTTCAATGATATTTGTTGCAACTATAAAGTGTGGTTTTCCCTCTGTGCCAGTTGTGGTAATCTCAACGTTACCCATCTGCATAGTTCTACCATCTACCTTTGTCACTTTGTAGTGCTTCTCAGTAAGGAGTCGTGATAACTGGTCAACCTCATTGTAACTTGCAACATACACAAGCAAATTATTCCCATGTTGAAGCATATCGGCGTTCAAGCCCGTTCCTTGAGCTTGAACGAAATTTTGAAATGAGAGATGGTCTTCAATCTTCAATTTGACTGGGTGTTGTGTTGTAAATTCACACTCTCGCCCTGGGGGAGTTGCAGATACTTTCAAGAGCTTACCACTGAATTCAAATTCTTTAAGTGCACAGTTAAACGCTATTGTATGACTATCCTGCACGTGACACTCATCTATGATAATGAAATCGAAGTCGGACAGTTGGTGTGGATTATTGACATAATAATGGAATGCGAATCCACTCGTCATAACAACTATGTTGCTCGATCCGAACTTACTTAACCCTCTCATCCTCAACGTCACATTATGATAGAAAGGCTCAAGGCCTAACTGCTTGCTAACATTCTCTGCCAATGGTCTCGTCGGTTCTAATAATAAAACTTTTCCTTTCTTTGATAAATGATGTGGCAAACCTGTTGATTTTCCCGAACCGACGGCTCCTCTAATCAAAAACTCTGTGTGGCTCGAGGTTGCTATCAAATTTGCAATCTTAGCTGCTGTCTCTCGTGAAAATTCCAAGAACTCACCTGTTGACCTGTAATGTGGAATGACTCTGTTCTGCTGCAACTGCCTATGCCACCAGTCCTCGAATTTGACGTCAAAGGAGACACTGGAGGGTTCTTTGCTTGTCTCGAGATCAAAGTCAATTGTTAGCTTCTTATCTTCATCAATGTTCTGGATTTCATCTAGACTCTGCACTTTAACTTCCTCACCCATTGTGCCAAAGAACGTTTTCAATTTGCTCAATATCTTGAAAACGGCATCACTTCGCTCATTATCAATGCACATGGTCAGTAAAGCCATAAATGCGACAATCTTCTCAAGTTGTAACTGCGTGGCTGTCTTGGCTTGTGCAGAGACATCTTCAGATTGTCCCGTCATGCTCTTTGCTACAGGAAGCAACTCAGGCCTAACCTTCTTAACATGACTCAAGAATTCCTCAACACTTGGATGCTTGTTTTCCATCTTCTCACACATTTCATACAAATGCACCACTGCTTGCTCATCCTCAATTCTTTTGTGCATATGCACGAACGCTTTATCTCTCTTTGCTGTGCTCACAATGCCTTGCAGTACACTAACCATTTGAACCAATAATGAGAATATCAAACAAATATTGACTAGATATACTATATCACTGTAGCACTTGTGTAGCGTTGCTATGATAAATCTAACAAGCACTCGTACTGATGCAGTCCAAGCTTGGTCACACTTTCGGAAAAATGTATTCCTTACGTTTTTGAGGTGTGACTGAGCATTCATAAAGCACGCGCTCACAAAGTTTCTCGAATATGCGCTGCTTTCTTCTACAACTTTCTTTGTCAAACATTGCTCCGTATGTGGAGTAAACCTTTTCAATTGCCATGTTATAGAAGATTTTTCCAACCAACTTAAGGCGTGCCATTCCTGTTTTAAACGATCCACATAGATTTTTTCATGCGTTACGTATAATTGATCGTTTATATCAACAAATCCATTCTCGATTAGCTGGTTGTTGGACGCTCTCCTTTCTATATATATAGCCAAAAGATCCTTTGCCGTCCTGTATGAATGTGCTGATTGAGGACAGTCTTCTAAAACATCCATAAGCTTTTGAGAGGTCCCTGCAATTATGTCAAGCTGTTCGAGCAACAAATCATTTGCTGCAATCTTTCTAGTGAGTTGCTCCATGATTATGAAAATTTTTGCAACACTATGCTCCTTGCTTATCCACAATTCGATTCCCTTTTCGAAATGTTTCATACGATACATGTGAATCAAAATGGAAGGTGATATTAAACCCATAAGGAGTATGTACGGATCATCTTCAAGTATTTGGATCATTCTCTTAGGTTTAAAAATGCTCTTGATTAGTGCTGTTTCACACTTCATTCTCTGTTGTGCTTCCCCACCAACCCTGTAAAATTTCATTTCGCTGTGCAAGTCATTTGATGCAAATTGAATAAGTTGATTCACTGTACCAGCTTTCAAGACGTGATACCCAACTGTCAAAGATCCGAAGGAATCTATAACGTGCATAGTTTGGCTTGCGTGATCAACTAAAATGCGTGGAAGTTCAGCATTCCTAGTTTCAGGATGAAAAACTGTCAACATATACACAGCTGTGGCCACATCAAACATTGTTGGCCATTGCCCAAGTTTTGGCACTATAACATCCCTAACCATTTTGGTGAAATCTTTGGCTTCATCCTCATTAACATTGACTAACATTGCTAAGAAGATGTTGAGGTAGCAATATCCTTCCTTCGCTATATACATGCGATCTGTCTCTGTGGCTGGGAGGTCAATGTATTTCGGATCACCAGACGTTCCAATAACCAAGTGACGTTTTGTAGGGCTTTTGAGTTCTGAATAGAAAGCCTTCCCATCGTCATGTGTGACACAACAGCAAGGATATACAAAATTACCATCCTGCCTGGAAATGCACGCCATTGTGATTGGTTCCTTTGCTATGCTTTTACCTTGCAATGCCGTGCGTGCACGTTCAAAATCTAATGGTACAATGAGCGACCCGATTGCCAATTCCCTTTGTCCGTTTGGGTTCTTTCTGATTACGTATTTACTGTATCCCTCAGAGGGAATTACCTCTTCAAAGTAATTTGCGAAGAGCCGCTTCGAATGCTTACCACGTTCGCCCCAAACAAAATTACCGTTCCTATCCAACTGATTATCACAAAGCAAACTGGGGTTGAGTAATGCTTTAGAGGATCGCTTATTTCTAAACACTTTAAGTGCATCCTCATCAGTCAAGTTCATATGATTCTTCCACCACTGTGTCATGGCAAGCAGTTGTCTGGAAGCTCGCTCCAGTTCATCTTGTGTCACCGACGAACCTTTCATGAGAGCCTTGTTGATGTCCTGTATCTGCAGCATATGTGTGCTCTTGTAATTCTGTGTTAACCTTACGATCTCCATTGACGTTTGTAAGTTCAGATTCTCTGCAGTAGATCTTTCAATTAATTTCTTTACATGCTCCATGCCCTCAGCCTCTCGAACATTCTCCCATGTGGCTTCAGAACAACCCATATGAGTCAGAAGAAACTGCTTATACTCCTCCCAACTAAGGTCTTTGATGTGTCGCCTGCAATGTTTACATGACAATTTCTTAACTGGAAAGATTGATTGACTAATTGCTGCTGCCAATTCACCACATTGTTCATTTGTAAAATCAATTGTGCACTCATGAGCATCAACTCGTGGTTGCATCTTGTCAAACACCTTCTTCCAGCCTAGGAAAAATTGAACTTCCGGAGTGTGGGAATAGTGTTGAATATCTCCAATCTCCCTAAACTCTTCAAAGGCGCTGACGAGCTTTCCATTCTCTCTACCTCGCACCACAAAGTATGGTAACGTAGTGTGTTCTGTAGTAATTAAAGATCGTTCATCAAACAGTAACCCACTATCTCCATGAGTCAAATTTTCTGCGCATACAGTTTTATATCTTGCAAACATACAAATATATGGAAGAAATTCACATATGTTTGCATATTGAAGTTCTTGATGTACGTATTTGCCTTCTTCATGTGGAAGAGTGAATTTTGGTATAACAGCTCCATACTTCCTCACATAATTAACTTTGAAATTTTTCCTTGTGCGTCTTGTTATGAATTCAACTGGTTTCCCAGTCCTCGCAGCTAAGGAGAGAATTTCTTTTAGAACATATGTGGGTTTGTCACACTGCTTCTTGGCGCGCTTAATCTTGTTTTGCTTCGGAGTTGGTTTCCAATGAATCGTCCTAAATCCCACGCTCCTGCCTGTGGGTTTTGCAGTGTTAATAGCAGCTGTTCCGATATAAGCTTGCTGTTCATACTTGCCACTAAGGAAATCCTCCTCCTGTTTCCTTTTACACGCCAATTCAGCGCGCTGCTTTGCTTGTTCATACGAGCATAACCCTAGCTGAACAGCTCCCTTAGGTAGCTGTCTGATAGTGCTATACTGTTGGATGAGAAGTCTTCGTTGTAGTGCGGAATCACGCTGTATCGCCTCATCCATCCTTTTGATGGCCAAATCATAGCTACAAACCTCTTTTCTGCCAGCCAAAACAAGAGATCGACTGACTTGCTTCATTGATGGCTCAGACTTTGCCATCATATCTTTTGTGACAATATTGTTTAGTGCTTTTTCCTGTACAGTAGTTTTGTAAACGTCACTCCCAGGAAAGGTGCCCACCATCGGTAGCAACGGTTCAGTTACTAAGTATGGTACCTCTACCTCATATTCTTCCTCATAAATATGAGGAACTTCCTTAGTAACAATTATCTCCTTCTGCTGTGTCACTACTCTGGGTACAGAAATCACCCTCTCGCGACCCTCACCTACCAGTGCTCGAAGACCACAATAATTGCACCCTCCTGATGCACTAAGGTCTCCTTCCTTGATGGCTCTCCTGAGGGACGATTTTGTGTATGCGCTCAGGCCCGCACACCTTGTTGTGCACCCTACAGTGATGCTCTCCATAACTGTCTCGCAAACGGTTTCCATACGCACCTCTTGCTCCAACTTGGTGGTTTCAATCACCCGCTTTCTCTTTTCTGTCACTATGCTGTGCTTCAGTTGCACAGTGAAATCTCCAAACATAATTGTAGCCATTCGTGTTGTTGTTGATATTGATGAATCGTAAACTTATAAATATCGAAAATGCAAATTGCTTGAAATAGCTTGAAAACTTGAGAATTTGTTTGCGTTTGTTTTGTTTGATGTCTTTATGAGTAGTTTTAATTT